TGAGAGAACGCACCTTCTTCATCTGAATAAATTCTAAATGATTTGGTGTAACTCTGATTGTATTGTCACCATCATTGTAGAACCATAATTTATTATCGTTTGCACCAACAGTTTCTTCAGCAGAGATGTATGTGTTGCCATCTAAGTCTCTAACACCACCTAGTGATGACCAAGATGTTGTTGCAGAACTATATCCTTCATACTGTCCACTATCTGTGTTAAATCTAATTGCACCATTTTCTACTACAGCAGATGATGGTCTAGCATTAGTATCACCAGCAGGAATAATAATTGCAGACGTTGTGTTTATCTTTGCAACTCTTGTTGCTGCTGGAGTTATAAGAACATCAAATCCAGAAAGTGACTTAATATCATTATCTTCAATCTCAATTTGATCATTACTATTAAATTTGTCTAATGTTTTAACAAATCCACTTGTCGTTAACGCACCAGTGCTACCAACAACATCTAATACATTTGTTTGTGGTGTAGATCCAATAAAGAAATTACCGTTGTTTACAATGTTACTTGCAGTGGCAGTTAAATTACCAGTAGAATTAATTGCTGATGCTTCTATAACATCACCTTCAATATCAGGGCAAGTTAATTTTCCAGTAACTGTACCAGTAGCAACACTTAAATCAGTTCCACTAAAAGTTATGGCAGACAAAACTCCAGCATCAATGTCACCAATAATTACATCTGTAGACTCAATTGTTTGAACTAAAATACTAAACCCACTACCAAATACTTTTGGATTATTTGGATCTATTGTTATTGTTGCTGATCCACCATATCCAGCATTATTTTGAGAGTAATAGTAAAGAGTTGTTGGTGTTGCTGATGTTACTTTAATTGTTAATGCTTGTGCAGATCTAGTAACACCATCTGTAAATTCAGCACCTTCAAATTTTAAAGTTACAGTTCCAGCATTGATAGGAAATTCGTCAATGGTTACGCTGGTTGCAGTTTTACTTACAACTCTTGTAACAGCAGCAAGTTGACCCACTCCAGTTCCAGTAACTGCCATACCAACTTCAATTCCAGTTGTAGATGCTACAGAAATTGTTTTACTTTGTATGTCTAGTGTTGCTACTATATTTTCTACTAGAGATGGTGCATACGAACCTCCTTCAAATGCACTAAGAGCAAAAGTATCTGCTGATAAAGATGCATCAGCAAGATCAAATGTGTATGTACTACCAACATAAAAAGTTAAACTAGGAGTAAATACATCGTCAATTGTAAATATATCATCATCAACTGATGTTGCGACTGTATAAAGTCCTGCACCTCCAGATCTGGTTATAACATTGGGGTTGGTAAAACCAGTGTTGACATCATCTACTGAAATAACAATATTTGTTGTGTTACCACCACTTTCGTTTACCTGTAATATTGTGTAGTCATCAAAATCTGTTACACTGTCAACTGTAATAGTGACATCATCTGCAGGAGAAGTACCACCTACTGACGTACCAGCAATTGTTAAAGTTTCCTGAGCTGCATATCCAAAACCACCATCACTAACTTGAACAGCAGCAACACCCTGTGCGTCTCTGGTTACAGTAAATGTTGCTCCACTACCATTTCCACCACTGGCAGATACTACGCCATAATCTGCGTCTGCTTCTGCTACGATTGTTGATGCTGTTGGTACGAATGTAACTATCGTTCCATCTTGTTGACTTACTGTTTGAGATGTTGTAAAAGTTCCTGCAGCAATAGTTCCAGTAAATGTTAGAGTTTGAGTATTTACATATTTTACACTTTTAGTTTCTGCTGCTACTAAGTTTGTAGGATCTATTGTAAGAACATCATTTTCAGAGTATCCATTTCCAGCATTATTTCCAGAAATTACTGCTGTGTCTATAGATCCTAATCTTGAAATTGTATATTGAAATGTTTGAGTACCTACACCAAATACAGGAGAGAAATTTAAAACAGCAGTACCTGGTTCTGTTGCTGCTCCAGATAATGTTATAACATTGTTGGGAGCATCAATTGATCCAATTGTTGTATTGGTACCCAATACTGCGTTACCAGAAGTTTGTGTAATTGTATCTCCAATTGACAATCCAGCAACTGATGGCAACTCAACATTCAAAGAATCAATAGATGAAAATGTTAAAGTTGCAGCACCAGCAGTTGCAGGAGCTTGAGATATTGTAACTGTGTTTCCACTTATATTTGTTATGGTAACACCTTGACCAGTATCACCTGTGCTTCCTGCTTCAGTAAGAACTGACATTCCAACTTCTAATCTAGAACCATCAGGAACTGTAAAGGATGTACCTGTTCCAAGAGTTACAGAAATACCATTTATAGTACCAGGTATGTAACAGTTAACACCAGTTGTTTGACCTGGCAATTCTAATACATCTCCTATTTGATAACCAGTACCATAAGTTGCAATTTCAAACGCATTAATCTCGCCTGGTGTTGTGCTAACAGTAAATTGAAATCCTGATCCACCACCATTTCCTAAATTTGCATCTGTTGCTGATAATATATCTCCAGACTGATAATTTTGACCAGTGCTTTCAATAACGACGTTTGTTACTTCACCTGTAAATACAGGAGTTCCAATCAAAGCAACCATTCCACTACCAGTACCACCAAGATCTACAGGAAGAGCAGAAAATGTATCTCCTTGTTTGTATCCGTTACCAGCAGTAACAACATCAACATTAGTTACTACTCCACCAGAAACAGTAACGTCACCAAAAGCACCTCTACCATAGACTCCTGTGGATCCAGATGAATGGTTAATTGATCCACCCATTCCTGCATGGTTAGAACAAGCATATCCAAGACTACCAGAACCAAGGTCAAAAATAACTAAATCTACAAATGCTCCTGGCGTTCCTTCTACAGTTTGAGAAACTTGAACATATTTTGTTTGATCTAATGCACCTAATTCATCTCCAGCAGCATGAAAATATAAAGGGTGTGTGCTATTAGTAGCATCTGACATATCAAAACGATATGTGTTACCAGAAGTTAAATTAAGAGTTGGAGTAGTCGCACCATCTATGACATATTGATATGTGCCAGGACCTCCAATTACTGTTACTACAAATGTTTGAGTTGGAGTGTTATAAAATTGTACTGACGAGTATGTACCATCTACATATCCAGAACCTGGCGTTTGTACAGTAGTTGGTAAAGTTGTAGTACCAGTAATTGTGACTTCTGCAGTTGCACCATTACCATTTCCTCCAGTTAGAGGAACAGCAGAATATACAGCAGGAGCATATGCAGAACCAGGTTGTGATATAGCACCTTCTAACTCAGGGACTTCAAAATTACAAGTTGCACTACTACCTGTAGCACTACCAACCAATGCTATCCCAGTAAAGTTAGCACCAGGTGTATAATTTCTACCCTGTTGTGTAATAGACCCAGACCAAGGAACAACTTCAATATCAAGTAAAGCGTTGTCACCAGTACCACCTAATACTGGAACTTCTGTATAACTACCAGCATCATAGTTCTGACCAACGTCTTGTATAAAAAGACCAGTATCTTCTAATTTTTTCTGCTGTACAATAAAATCTTTGTAATACTTTATATCAGTTGCAGATATGTCAATTAATTTTTTCTCTAGTGCAACAAAACCTAAAGTTGATATTCCTGCTTTGTAGATACCTAGTTTATCATCTGTAGTAAAAGCTAGTGATGGAGATTGTCTTGTACCATCACCTAATTTTAGGTTACCAGTAGATAGATCCGTGCCACCAGCAGTGACTTGAAATATATCTGCACCTATTTGATTTATTTTCTGCCTTTGGGTTTCAAAGGTATCCGTTTTAGCGACTTGTATTGCTGGCATTTTGGATTAACTCTCTTAATAAGGACTTTATTTCAGACACTTCATTCTTCAACATATTTATGTCATCCAATGCGGAACCTAAGTGCTTAGACTTTCTTCTTGCTTCTATGGCAGAATCGTCCAGATTCAAGATGGCACCTGTCTTTTGGTCTCTTACAAGACCATCATGTCCTTCAACCTTCAAATAATCCATATGCGGAAATTAGAATGACGCTACTGCTCTTATGTCTTGAATCTTAGGTACAAACGATGGGTCAACACCACGCATGATAACTTTGACTGCAAATGATGAGAATTCTGGTAGATCAGCAATACTATATTTCAAGTCTTGATATGATGATTGCTTCTCTACAATACTAGATATTGAATTTTCACTTGTTGCAATCTCAAATGTATCTGGTGATCCATCTACATTGAAGAACTCCCAGTCAATATCTTCAAAATTGTCTTGACTAGATGCTTTCTTAAATCTATAAAGAACTTGTATATTACTAATGTCTTTAACATTTGCTAGAAGATGTACATCTATAGCAGATGCTGGACTTTGTATTGATACTTCTTTAGTTACATACTTAGCGATAGATGAACTGTTCTTAGATGTGTCTTCAGAAACAAACTCAACACCACTCTCATATGATACAGAACCAACCTCTAGATATGATGCTTCTTCATCTGGTTGATCAGGATACTTGACAAAATCACCTACACGGAATATATCTGCAATCTGATCTGTAGTTACAGAGTTTCTATTGTATAATACATTGTCAATTATTCTACTATCAAAGTCATCATTTATTGGTTGAACATCAACCTTTAATGTTAACTCTTGAGTTTGACTATTCCATATTGTAGTTTTACCAGTGATGATATTATCATATGTTTCTAATATTATGGATGGGTTTCTTGCAACTATGGTTGATGCTTGATCTATACTAAAGAATGTCTGTGATGGGTTAGAATCAACAGTAACATTAGTCAAAGAACTTTGATTTCCTAAAGTTACAGTTTCTCCTTTCTGGAAGAATTGACTTGTTTTTACTCTTACATAAACAACATTACCATTTACTCTTGCAATAGTACCAGTAGTTTTAGTTGTTGCTCCAACTATTGACTGGTCTGCCTGTATTTGAGTACCAGCATTACCAGCAAGACTGAATGAATAAACAGGGAAGAATTTTATAACTTGATCTTTTCTACCAAATCTACCTTCTTGTCCTGTAGCATTTTCTATTCTGTTGGTTGATGTTTTTACAGTAGCACTTGATAAGTCTATTATGGGACTCAAATAAGACTTAGTAGACGATAGTGACATTTTATATGTCAAAGATTCTGTCAAATTATTTAAAGTCTCATTTATTCTAGAAGCAACAAATTTTTGATTAGTAAAGTAATGTGGTTCATTCAAGAATGTTTTTTCATATTCTGATTGTGAATACGAAACGTAATTTGTTGTTGTAGAATCAACAGGAATAACATCTGTTGTTTTGACTGATGTTTCTAATTTAGTTCCTGTAAATGTAAGATAATGAATTTGTGGATATAGAGTTTCATATTTTCTATTGTAAGAAGCATAAACAACATCTCCACCACCAATAGCATTGCCAGCAGCTTGAGAACTTGACTGTATATTGTATGTGTCAACACCAGAATTTGTTACTTCAAATAATGTACTGTTTAATATTGATTGTGTAATACCGCCAGTCTCTAATGCATTCTTATAGAATACATATGACTTACCACTATCTTCAAATCCATGATCTCTATGAGTTACTTTAACAATAGAGTTATTATTTTTAAATAACTTAGAAGTTGAGTTAGTATTAGCACTAGCATTTGTCTCAAATGGAT